AATTAGATAGTGTGCCTGCGTCTAATAATTGACGGAGAGCAGACGTTGCCGTTCTGCTCAGGCCGCCAATCATATGAATGAGTCCAAAGCCATAAAATCCTAGTCCTGGCAGAAATTTGAAGTGGACAAAATATTGGATCTTATTTCTTAGTGGATCATTGGGCGCGTAGTTTCGTCTAATAGACAAAACTTTTTGACTACCTTCTTCGACTGTTACGACGTAAGGTAATTTTATTCCTGTTGGCTCACCGTTTTTGCCAACATCTTCGAAACCTTCTAAATCTAGATTCACATGACACTCTAGTAACGTGTACATACTTTCAATTCTAGTTGTTTTAGAAGTTCCTTCTAATTCTCTTTTCTTATCTACAACTTTATCTGCATTCACATCTGACACTGGTTTTGTCAACTCAATGTCAGTGTAAAAGCCATTGACCTGCTGTTTACGTAAATCATTTTCTGAAATCTTTACGACATGAACAACCGCTTCCGCATCATCTAATGAGGTAGCTGTATACGGAACGACTAGATCATCCGCAGGTATAAATTTTGATACGGCTCTTCCTAAAAGATCGTCATAATAAACTTTCTTAAAAGTTGAGCCGCTTAAGGGTAGATGGAATAACATTTGATCAAACTCTGGTTCATATTCTTTCATCTGATCCATAAGTTGATAATTCATAAAATCTTTAACTCTTTGTGATTGAGCTTCTTTAGCAGAATTGGATACACCTAGAACTTGAGTTCTAACGGGTCCATCTGCTGGTAATAATTCTTTATAAGCAAGTGCTTGAAACTGTGTAACAGCTTCAGCTAAAACTGGGTGTGTTGCACCAGATGCTCCTTGAAATGGTTCTGATCTATTATCGTATTTAAATCCTAAAAGATCTAAACCGTTCGTATAAGAACTTTCCCAATCTTTTCTAGACATTTTATAATCTGTATAATTTTGTCTTAATTGAATTCCAACTGGATCTAAAACTGTTTCTGGAAGTATGTCGGCTAAATTATCAAAGTGCGTGTTTGACTGAGCTTGGTTCACGGAACTCGGTTCGAAATTTACTGTAGCACCACCTTCTTCATCAGGTGTTACTTCTACAGGTTGTCTTTGTTGTTGCTCCGTAATGTCAACATCGGTTGGTGCTTGTGCACCAGGTATTTTTACTTCGTGTCGAACGTTAGGGAGTGATTTGTCTATGTCTGCCATTTATACTCCTTGTTATATGTATCATATTCTGGCGTAGATGCCAAGCCTTGTGATTGAGGTCCTCCAGTTGGTGCTATTGCACTTGGTTTACGTATTCCTGCTATACCACCACCCATATAACCTGCTCTGCCGCCAGATGCTTGAGGTTGATATAAAAAACTAAGCCATTTGTTTCTTCCCAATATGTCTTCCATTTCTTTTGATGTTAGTGGTCCTTCTTTTAATTCTTCTACAGTTCTAAAACCTCTTTCTTTGTTATATTCTGCTAAATCAGCATCAGACATTCCAAACATCCAAGAAGAATCTCCTTCTGCTCTTGCTTTTGCAAGAAGTTCTTTATCACCACCAGGAAGAAATCCCGATACTCCTTGAAGTTTATATTTTTCTTTTATAGTATCAATCGGGCTCCATATAGAAGGAAATATATTCCATATATCACTCATAAGGGGACGAACTTTTCTTTTATCTTCTTCTCTTGCTTTAATTAATTCTTCTTTCCTAAGTTCTTCAGCTAATTTATAAGGAAGTCCAAAACCTTCGTCAAATTCTGCTTTTGTTTTACCAGATTGATAATTACTCCATGCATCATCTTGTTTCTTTTGAATACTAGAAAGATAAATTTTTGTACGTTCAATATCACCTTCTATATCAGTATATCTAAGTGGCATGTGACCTGAAGCTATTCCTTCACCATGACGAAAGCCTTTATCTTCTTTCCATTGTCCTAATGTATTAATCTTTTGCTCAGTTTTTTCAATATTCATTTGATTCTTAGCTAAATCAAAAACTTGAGTTGCATCTTGAATCTGTGCATCAGACCAACCCAACTCTTCACCTTTAGCAAGCATATTTTTCTTTCCTTCATCAAAATTATAAAGGAAGAAAGCATTATCTAATGCTTCATTAAATTTTATTCCTTTATCCATTGAAGCCATTGTATCTAAAACCGTGTACCAAATTTCACCTCCTAAAAGAGTTGTTGGACTTGCTGCATATCTTCCAAACTTGGCAGCCGATCTTATTAAGTTTTTCCAAAGACCAGGCTTTGTTTTAGCAAATTCATTAAAACTATTATATTTTTTACCTTTAAATTCAAAAGGTTTATTCATTTTTTGTTCTGATAATATAAGAAATTGATCTGGATTTCTTTTAACAAGAGCTGTTCCACATACTTTATTTGCAAAACCAATTCTTCCACCACCTGCAACTAAATTAGAACACATATCATCTATATTTATTCCTAGCTTTTTAAAAAGTTTTGCTTGAGCTTCTGCTGCGGTTTTATTTCTACTGTTTTGAAGATGGGCTTTAAAAGTATTGGCTCTCATACTTGGATAATCTGTAATTTTTCCAGATTTAATATCTCCTGTTAGATCAATTATTCTCTGCTCAATTTTTTTTGGATCACCACTTCCAGTTAAACTATAAAGACTTTTAACTAGATTATTTTTTTGTATCTTTGATAATGTTTTGTCTCTAACTATTCCCATTTCAATTTGATTTACATCTCTTGTATTAAAACTTAAATTTGTAAAAGGTTCTCCCCCAACTCCTTTTGATCCATGTAAAATGTCAAAGGTAGAACCACCTTTACCCCATTGATAAGTATCAACTTGAATTTTTTTAACTAGTTCTCCTAAAGTAATTTTACCTTTTCCAAAAGGATTATCAACTCTTTGACGTCTTAAATTATTAATAGCTGTTTGATTTTTATAAACTTCAGGAAAATCTTTTTTAAGTATTTCTATATTAGTTAAATTATTAGTATTCTTAATTTTATCTGATGCACTATATTTTTTTCCATTATAAGTAAAATAAACTTCTTTATAAGGTAATTCTGTTCCATAATTCCATGTAATAGGCTTTCCATTTTTATTATAAAACTTAACAGCTCCATTTCCTTGGTTTTGATGAAAATTTCTTTTTGCAAAGTCCATTGCTTTAAATTTTGGAGAATGAGTATAATATTTTTCTTTTCCCATTCCAGTAAACCTAGGCATGCCTTTTTCCATCTCTAAAGCCTGAGTTAATTGATCAGAAAAAGAAAGTTCTTTTAAAAATGAATGAGATTCTAGTTTATTAAACCTATTTTTTAAACTAACTGCTCCTTGATCTTTTATAACCTTATAAGTAGGAGAATCATTAATTCGACCCCAAATAGTTCTTTGATCTAAACCTGTTCTTTCTTGTAAAGCTAGATGCCAAAAATTTTTTAAAGGTTTATCTTCAATTAACATATTTTTTAAAGTATTTTCTATTTTAGTTTCTACTGAATCTAAATTATTCATAATAGGATATTTATCAGGATCGAATTTATTAACTTTATATTTTTCACCCGCAACCATTTTATATTTAGGCTTTATGTTAAATTTTTTTTCAACCATAGAAGACACCTGTTCTTTAGTAACGTATTTTTCACTTGCGTTAAGTTTTGGAATTATTTCTTCTAAATACTTAGTAACTTCTGTAAATTGTTTTTGTACAGATGGGGGAAGATTAGATAGTGGTGTTTTTATTTCATAACGTTTTCTATTTACTTGAACAACTTTTGTAGTAAATTTTCCTGAATGGCCTTTTCTATCCGCTCTCTCTGTTTTATAATTTTTATTTAAATACTTAGCAAATTCGTTATCTGTGCCTAAATTGTTTTTTAATTTTTGAAAGTTTTCATATTCATCTATAAATGTATCTTCATCTATAAATTTTTTTCCCTGATACCCAGGTCTCGATCCGTCAACCGTGTTTCGTACTAACTGACCATCCTCATACCCGATCCGTCCACCTTCAGCAAAATTTTCTTTTGCGTATATTGGTAAAAATTCTCTAAAAGTTATAATTGGATTCCTTTGTCTGCTATTATAATAAGATTTTTTATAATCTTTATAAGCTTTAAATGCAGCTTCCCTTTTTGTGTGAGCATCAAAACTACTGGATCCATATCTAAACCCGATCCGTCCACCTTCAGCATAACCTTCTTTCATTGCTTGTTTAACAGCTTCACCAAAATCATAGCCCTCATCCATTAATTCTCTAACTCTTTTACCTAACAAATCTTTTTCGTCATAGACACCATTGCCATCTTTAAAACCAGTCCGTGGTACGGGACCCTTGTACGTCTCTATATTCTTAAATACTTTTATATAATCTAATATACTTTTCATTCGCCCAACATTCCTGCAAGACCGCCCGCGGATAACGAAACACGGCCGCCTGATGCGTTTTTCTTTCTTCCCCAAGAATCTCTAAGAGCTTTCTTAATTTCTTCATGACTCATTCCTTTTTGTTGCATCTTTAATGCTTCGTGGAGTGATGCTTTTACTTCTGCAATTCTTTGAGGGTTTTTATCTGCTAAAA